AGGAACCGCGCCGCAGCGATCAGTCTTCGCGAGGTCGTCACGTCAGGCGGCGGGATCGCGGTGACGGTCTACGCGATGGCCGGAGCGCGAGCGGTGTGGCGCAACTCCGGGCAGGAGAACTGCCCCTACTGTTCGATGCTGGAAGGCAAGACCGTCAATGCGGGAGAGCGGTTCCTGAACTCGGGCGACTCGCTGGATCCGGGTGACGGCATCGAGCCGCTGACGATCAAGCGCAACGTCTCACATCCGTCGGCCCACAGCGGGTGCGACTGCTACGTAACCTCGGGATAAGGTAGGACCATGAAGATCGAACGGCGGGAAATCACGGGCCTCGAGGTCCGGGCGGAGTCGGGCGAGTCCGGCACGGTGATCGCGGGGCGCGGCATCCCTTACGGCGAGTGGTCGGAAGACCTCGGCGGCTTCCGCGAGCAGATCGCACGCGGCGCATTCCGGGAGTCGATCACGGACGACGATGTGCGTGCCCTGTTCAATCACAATTCGGACCTGGTGCTCGGCCGGCAGTCCAACGGGACCCTACGCCTGACGGACACTGATCGCGGCCTGGAGTACGAAGTCGACGTGAATGAGGAGGACGTGGAGGCAATGTCGGCGGTGGCGCGGATTCGGCGCGGCGACATCACGGGCAACTCGTTTGGGTTCTACATCGAAGAGAACGAGCACCAGTCGTGGGAGGAGCGCGACGGGATGCTGTGGCGCACGATCCACCGTGCCCGCCTTCGCGAGCTCGGTCCGCAGACGTTCCCCGCTTACCCGCAGTCGGATGTCTCGACGCGCTCGGTCGACAACGTGCTGGAGGAGGCCCGCGAGTGGCTGGAGGCCCGTGGTCGCTCCACGGAGGCCGAGCGGGTGCGCCTCGATCTGGACGACCAGGACGCCCGGATGGTGGGGTGTTGAAGTACTGAGGGGCGGTAGTGTAGCGTTGTACTGACAATTGGAAGACGGCGTGCCGACCGTGGCCAGCGGGCTACAAGCGGACGGCACGTAACGCAGCGAGAGACGCACGGGACGTCCCGGCGGTGAGTTGCCGACAAGGAATCCACGCAATGGACGTGGTGTCGGTGGCTCGTGCCCGGAACCCTCCGAAGGCAAGCCCTCCCGGCACCAGAACGGAGCCGAGGAGGGCTTTGACCATGACTCTCGCAGAGTTGCGCAAGCGGTTCGCGGAGATCCGCACCGAGATCGAGCAGAAGCTCGACAGCGCCGAGAACGGCGTCATCACCGAAGAGTTGCAGGGAGAGATCGACGCGCTGAAGGCAGAGCGTGCCGGTATCCTTGCGAACATCGAGACGCGCACCGCGCTCGACAACGAGGAGCGCACGCTTCCGGCCGACATCGCCGGACCCGCTGATGCGCTCCCCCCGAAAACCGACGGCGAAGTACGTGTCGGCGGCGACCGTGAGGCCGAGCGGCCTTTCGCGAACCTCGGCGACCAGCTTCGCGCTGTCGCGACTTCGACGGGTCCCGGAGCGACGATCGACAAGCGTCTCTACCGGGTGCACGAGGAGTTCCGCGCCGCGACCGGCCAGAGTGAGGCCATCGCAGCCGACGGCGGGTTCTTGGTGGACCAGCCGCTCGCCAACGGGCTCATTAAGCGGATGTTCGACGGCGGGGAGATCCTCTCCCGCGTCAATCGCATCCCGATCGGGGCCAACGCCAACGGCGTGCGCTTCAATCGCCTGAAGGAAGACTCGCGGGCCGACGGCAGCCGCTTCGGTGGTGTCCGTGGGTACTGGCTCGCAGAGGCCGGCGCCCTCACGGCGTCGCAGATGAAGTTCGAGCAGATGGAGCTTCGGCTCCACAAGGTCGGTGCGGTGGTCTACGCCACCGAGGAACTGCTCCAGGACTCGACCGCGCTCGAGGGTGAGGTCAACGCCTCGGTGCCTGCGGAGCTCCGCTTCCAGGTCGAGAACGCGATCGTCAACGGTGACGGCTCCGGCAAGCCGCTCGGCTTCAAGTCGGTCGCCGCGTATCTGTCGGTCGCCAAGGAGACGGGTCAGGCTGCGGACACCGTGGTCGCGGCCAACGCAGCGAAGATGTGGGGGCGGATGCTGCCCGGTTCGTTCGCGAACGCGGTGTGGCTGGTCGATCAGACCGTGCTCCCGCAGTTGCCGCTTATGACGCTGGGCGACCAGCCGGTCTGGCTCCCGAACTTCCAGGAGTCGCCGAACGGCACCCTGCTCGGGCGTCCGGTCATCACGTCGGAGCACCTCAGCCCGGTCGGAGACGCGGGCGACATCATCCTCGCCGATCTGAGCCAGTATCGGTTCATCGACAAGGGTGGGATCACCCCGGCGGTCAGCATGCACGTCCGGTTCCTCTACGACGAGCGCACGTTCCGCTTCACCTACCGTGTCGACGGACAGCCTGAGTACCGGCTGCCGCTGACGCCGAAAAGTGGCGGAGACACGCAGTCGCCGTTCATCACCGTCGCAGCCCGCGCGTAAAGGAGAGCGATCAAATGAATGACCTGAGCAGCACGGTCCTCGAGCCGGTCCTCAACCCGGCCGCGGACATGTACAACGGAGATCCGGCGTCGGACGTGGTTTCGCTCGCGAACTACCACGGCGCCCGGTTCGAGATCATCGAGGGTGCGGGTGCCACAGGCACCGCGACCATCACGGTCGAGGAGTGCACCGCCAACGACGGTACGGGAGCGACTGCGATCGCTTTCAACTACCGCGTGAAGGATGGCACCGGGGACTGGGGTGCGTGGACCGCCGCGACTACGGCCGGATTCACCACCACGGCTGGTGCGAACAAGCTGTACGAGATCGACGTCCTGGCGGACACGCTGTCGGACGGATCGCCCTTCGTGCGCCTTCAGGCGACGGAGGTTGTGGACAGTGCGGTGGTCGGGTGTGCGAACGCCCGCGCCTATCGCGCTCGTTTCGCGAGTGAGCCGCCCCTGGGCGCCCTCGGTTGATGACTGAGGCGGCGGGGGTGGCACAGCGCCGCCCCCGCCTTCACCCGCAAGGAGGGGATGCACGCATGAAGGTGGAGATGCTGCTGGGCCGGCTGCGTGGGCATGTGCTCGACAAGCCGCAGCATGAGGCGGAATACCTCCGGGACACGGGTCAGGCCCGGTTCTGGGAGGCCGCTGTCGCACGTCCGGTGGAGACGCCGGAGGGGCCAAGCCTCGCCGACATGACCAACGCGGAACTCGCCGAACTCGCGGAGCAGCGCGGGATCACGGTAGAGCACGCCGATGGTGGGCGTGTACCGCGTAAGGTCGACTACCTGAACGCGCTGTCGTGATGTACGGGCTGACGATCACCCGCACGGGGTCCGACGACCCTGTGACCCTCACCGAGATCAAGGCGCACGTCCGGCAGGATCTGGACGTCGATGACACGGTGCTGGCGGATCTGGTGAGCGCAGCCGCGCAGAAGTACGAGGAGGACACCGGCAAGGTCCTGCGGCAGTCGACGGTCGCGCTCACGCTGGACTCGTGGCCGCGACACGGGGTTATCCAGATCCCACGGGCGCCGATCTCGAGCGTGACGTCGATCACGTACCTCGAGGACGGGCAGAGCTCGCCGACGACGCTATCGGACACGCTGTATCGGTTCGACGGGTCGCGGCAGATCCCGCGCGTCGTACTGAAGAAGGATGAGCAGTGGCCGACCGCCACGCTGGAGCACGGCAGCCCGATCACGGTGACGTGCGTCGGCGGCTATGCGGACGGCTCGGTGCCGGAACGAGACAAGCACGCGCTCAAGCTGCTCGTCGGGCATTGGTACGCCAACCGCGAAACGGCTGTGGTGGGCGCGATCACGGCCAGTGTGCCGGAAGCCTACCGCGCTCTCGCGCTGGGTGACCGCACATGGTGATGGCCGGCGGGATGCGCCATCGGGTGACGATTCAGGAAGTGTCACGCGCTGGCGACGGACAGGGCGGCGGCACGGAGTCGTGGGCGAACATCGCCACGAATCCCACGGTCTCCGCTCGGGTCACGCCGCTGGACAGCCGTGAGCGGCTTCAGGCGCAGCAGGTAGACGCGAGGGCCACGCACAGCGTGACAGTCAGGCATCGGTCCGACCTCACTGCGAGTCACCGCCTCGTGTGGAATGGCAGCAGCCTTTATCCGATCGGTGCCTGGCTGAACCTCGACGAGCGGAAAGAGACGTTGACCGCGACCTGCCGACAGGACGCCGACGCATGAAGGTGCGCCTAAGGAACCTGCCCACCCTCAAGACTGCGCTTGCCCGCATCTCAAAGTCCATCGAGGAGGAGGCGGGTCGGTTACTCGAAGAGGGTGCTGAGGTGGTCGCGACCGAAGCAAGGTCGCGAGCTCCCGTAAAAGAGGGCGACCTGCTCCGCAGTATCCGAGTGGGCAAGCCTCCAAAGAAGGAGGCCGACGCGCTTGCGTGGGCGGTTGGCACCGACATCGAATATGCAAAAGCGATTGAGTTCGGTTATCGCGGGAGCGAGGCGCAGCCGTACCTCTTCCCGGCGATGGAGGCCAAGCGCAAAGAGGTTGTGGACCAGCTTCTAACGCAGGGGCTTAGGGCGAAGATTCGTAGGGGTGCGTTCAAGTGAGCGCGGAGCGCGGGCTGCAAACGGCGATGTACGCGGCGTTGACGGGTGACGCCCCCTACATGGCGCTGGTGGATGCTGTCTACGACGGACGCGCCCCGCAGGGGGCCACGTTCCCGTACACGGTGATCGGCGCCACCACCGAAGTCGACGAGGGTGACCTCGACGGCGAGGGCTGGGGCCTGACGCTGACGCTCCACGACTGGAGCGAGTACGCAGGGAAGAAAGAGTGCCAGCAGATACGGGAGGCGCGGGACGCGCTCCTGCACCGGACGCACCTCACGGTGGCTGGATTCGGAGAGGTGCATGTCTTCCGCGAGTTCGCGGAGATCCTCGTCGATGCGTCGGAGCCGGACGGCCCGCTGCGTCACGGGATCACAAGGTACCGGGCGACTGCCTGGGCCGCTTGACCACACGGCCACCACGGAGGGGCTGAAACATGGCGAAGCATACTACCGAGGGTTACACCGTAACCTTCAACAGTCAGACGATCGGGGGGCTGACTGGCCTTCCGTGGCCCACGAATCAGCGCGGCGAGATCGACGTCACGGACTTTGATTCGTCGGGCATCGAGACGCTGCCGGCTCTGGTCGACGCGGGATCGGTCGACTTCACATGCTTGTTCGACCCGGACGACGTTGGGCAGCAGGCGCTCATTACGAATCACGCGCTCGGCGACGGTACGACGCAGAGTTGTGTGATCACCGCGCCGTCTTCGTCCACTACGGAGACGACGGAGGGGTTCATCACCTTCACCGCCTACGTACAGGGCTGGCAGGTGAATGGCAACGTCAACGGGCGCACCGAGGCGACGTTCCC